TAGGCGGTCGATAAATTGCCCCCTCTGTGAGCAGACACACTTTAAAAGCTGGGTCATTTTTACTTTCTCGCTTTGGCTTTTGCTTTGAATAAGCAGGCTGAATAACAAGAGCGCAAACCAAAAAAGAAACCAATATTCTGAACATTACCCTCTCCCCCAAAAAATAACGAGGCCAAAAATGGCAGATGACTTGCAACGAATGATTGTCCAGATTTCAGCAGACGTGCGAGACTTTGAAAAGTCAATGGCAAAATTGGAAGGTATGACAAATTCTACGTTCAAAGCAATCACCCGCCAAGCACGAGAAAATAGTAAGGCACTCGATAACGTCTTTAAAGAACTCGGCAACAAGGCGTCGGCCTCGCTCGCTGCCATTGGTGCGGCTGTCGGCACGAAAGAACTGATCGGGCTTTCAGATACATGGACTACATTAAGCAATAAAGTTGCGGCGGTGAGCCAATCGACCGGCATGCAGGCGCGGTCTATGTCAGATTTGGTCAAAGGAGCGGATGAAGCGCGGTCGGGCATTGAGGCTTACACAGACCTTTATGCAAAACTCATGCGCTCGGCTTCCGGTGTGGCAAAAAATGAGGAAGAAATCGCGCGAGCGACCAACATTGTTTCAAAAGCTTTTGTGGCTGGTGGCGCAGCTGCATCGGAACAGGCGGCAGCGGTCTTGCAGCTCGGCCAAGCACTGGGTTCGGGTGTCCTGCAAGGCGATGAATTGCACTCTATTCGTGAGAACGCGCCGCTTCTTGCCGAAGCAATTGCAAAAGAATTCAACACAACTATCGGTGGGTTGAAAGATTTAGGAGCGGAAGGGAAGCTCACAACAGACAGGGTTTTCAAGGCGATTTTAGAGGCCGGAAACTCGATTGAACAACAGTTTGCTGCAACAAGTGCGACCATGTCCGACGGTTTTACGCGCATTCGGAATGCCCTTGTCGAGTTTGTCGGCATTGGCGGCCAAGCTTCTGGCGTTAGCCAAAGTGTGACGCAAGGGTTGATGATGGTTGCGGATAATTTCGACAAGGTTGCCGATGCCGGAATGATCGTTGTTGGTGTTTTGGCGGGGCAGCTCGTCGGCCGTGCAATACCCGCACTCATTAGTAAATTTGCCGATGCCGGTGTTTCGGCTAAGAAGTTTTTTGAAGCCTTGAAAGCAGCCCAATCTCTCGGCGGCGTATTGACCGCAATCGGTGGGGCGGGACCGTTATTTGCATTGGGTGGTGCTGTCGTCGGCGGTGCGGCATTATTGGCACTTAACGACTACATGCAGAAATCGGCCGCAGCAGCAGAACGCACAAAGGCCTTAAATCAAGAGCTTCAAGCCCTTGGATTGGTGTCAAATACCGCGCAAAAAAGCATAGACGAATTGGCGGCTTCAACGAACAAAATTGGCAGCGCAGAAAACATTCGCAAAATCGGGTTGATAAAAGAAGAAATCAGCCGGTTGACGAATGGCAGTATGTTTGGAACCGAGGACGAACTCACCTCCATTCTGTCACGGGCACAGAAGCTGAACGTGAAGGGCGATGATGCAAAAGCACTGGTAGCGATTAAAGAATATATTGAGCTGGTGCAAAAATTCCCTTCGGTCGCCGTGCGTTGTGCAGAGGCCATGCAAAATCTTCGTGACAGTTTGGACTTGACCGAGCCAATGACTAAAATGACGTATGAATTTCAAAACAGTATGAGCACTATTCGCGGCCTCATTATTGATGCGCAAATCAAGGGAGAAGACCTCATTTCTCCTGCCGTAAAAGAGCAAGTGGATGCTTTTCGCGATGCCTTTAAAAATATGCTCGACAAGTCTAATGCGTTTACTGACGAAACCAAGCAAAAATTATTGCAGTTGTGGGACGAATTCACTCGCGGCGAGATTTCGGCGCAAGAGTTAAAGCAGAAATTCCAAGAGCTTGGCGCCACATACGAACTAATGCAGAACAAGCTTTTGCCTGCTTTCAAGAACATCACTGCCGAACTTGGCAATGTAAAAGAAGCGGCGGATAAAGTGCGGGAAAGCGTGGAACAGCTTACAGAAGTAAAATTTGCCACGATCGTTTCGCAATCACCTTCGGGCTCATATTTTGACCAGTATGATAAAGACCAAACCGCACAGGAGGAATATCAGAAAAAGGTCGAAGAACGTGCGAAAAAAACAGCAAAACAGCTTAAATTAGAGCAGGAACTCGACCGGCAAAAGACGCAATATGAAAAGGACAATGGCGCCGGTTCGTGGGACAGAGTACCGTATAAAAAACAGCTGGAATATGCCGAAACGACAATAAAAGGCGACGAAGCACGCAAAGAAGCATCAAAAAAACCAAAGCAGCCAAAAGAGCCGAAAGAGAGCGATTACGACCGCGTAACCAAGAACCTGAACGAACGGACAGAAACAATCAAAGCGGAAACGGCAGCACAAGCTCAGCTCAACCCGTTCGTGAATGACTACGGCTTTGCGATGGAAAAAGCGAGAGCAAAGCAGGAACTCTTAAACGCTGCTATGAAGTCGAAAATCCCTATTGACAATCAAGCAATCGCCAATATTGATGAAATCGCGACAAAATTGGCAACAGCTACTGCGGAAAGTGCCAAATTGGCCGAAGCCCAAGAAAAAATGCGGCAGAGGCTCGAGGCTGTAAAAGACGCCTCAAAGGATTGTACACGAACTTTCATTGATGGGATGATACAGGGCAAAAACGCGACAGAAGCGGCAGGCGACGCCATTATGCGCTTGGGGCAACGGCTGCTCGATGCCGGTCTTGACGCTATTTATGACAAGGTATTTACCGTGAAAGCCAGCTCGACAAGTTCGGGCGGCTTTTTAGGCGGCATTGGCAAGCTGTTTGGCTTCGACGATGGCGGATTTACCGGAAATGGAGGAAAAAATGATCCGGCTGGCATCGTACATCGTGGAGAGTTCGTCTTTTCTCAAGACGCCGTGAAAGCCATTGGCGTTGAAAATCTCGAAGCGATGCATAACAGCCTAAAAGGCTATTCCGGCGGGGGTTTAGTCGGTGGAAGCATACCGCCAATGCGTATGCCGCAAATACCGACCGCTGCAAGCCTGCGCAATATGCGCGACGCAAAGGCACAGAACACAGGTGTGCATATCACGTTCGGCTTTTCGGCTGATAACAATGGAAATATCAAACCGTTTGTCGAAAAAGTATCACAGCAGATCATGTCAAGCGGCATTGAACAATATGACCGCGTTCTTGACCACACTGTTGGAACAAAGCTAGCAAACGGGCGGGCGATGGGAAGGTTTGAATAATGGTCTCATTCCCCCGCCCCCTCCCCGATATAAAATTCACGACCGCAAATTTTGAACTGCAACGGTT